GCCGTGACGTAGGGAGTTCCTTCCTGAATCGGACGATGGAAACATCCAATCCATTCCAGTACTCCTTACCGCAAGACTCTCTGAACTCTCCAGTCCAGAAAGACTTGTTGCGATTCACCTTGAAGCCGAACAGCTCAAGGTACTCGATCACGGATTCGGCCATGAGTGTCGGGACGATGATGTCGTCTCCAAACACTCTCACCCTATCCCGATACCTCCTGTAGGAGGACCGGGCCTGGGGTAGACCGTCTGCCTGTACGCACTTGGTCAAGACCACGGCTGCAAACACCATGGCCTCGATTGGGAACGTCAGAGCAGAGCCCATTGACGCAAACTTCAGGAGAGGGATTACCTCGCCCGAAGGCAGCCGGGCAGTCGTCGATCTGCAAGCTTGGATTCCCTCTAGGAAGAAGGGATAATCCGCAAACAGTTCTTCGACCAGCCAGTTCGCGACACGATCACTAGCTTCGCTCAGTTCGAGCGTTGCTAACGACCCGTCCTCTGATCCAATGCAAGCGAGGGCCTGGTTAGGCCACTGCTGCGTGAATCCGACGAACCACTCAGCATCGTTTTCGACAGTAAAACCGTCTAGACGATGTTGCTCGAGTAGTTCGACGAGCCGGGAGCTGATTGCCTGCTGTACGTACTGCATGCAGGTTGGCTCTTCGGCTATGAGGCGAGGTGTCGTGTGCGTCTTCGGCACGTCCGTCAGTTTTGCCGACGTTTCGTGCCACGGATCCAAGAAACTCGTCTGGCTGTATGCCTCCTCGGCGTACTTCGGGTTCGAGACCCCGTATTCCCCTAAGGGAAACAGTGGCTCTAGCCTGTCGTGCCAAGTTGGAAGCATCCACTTCTGATTGCCTTTCAGCGAATCAGCAGTGGCGCCAGGTCCGTGCTTCGGAGTGAGCGTTCCCTCATAGATCTCACGATCGAGGGTGCTCAGTACGTCTCCGAAGACTACTCGGACTGTCCTCCGGACAGCAGCGAGCTGACCTCCTCCGAAGAGGGTGTCGGCCCGCTCGTCCATAAAGGGCGATCGAGTTCCTTGTCGGTCTCCACGTACTGGCGATACGCAGCGTTGACTCGGGGTTCGGAGCACTGCTCCTTCTCCTTGCCAAACATCAGGCAGAGTTGCCTGATTGCTGTGATCGCATCTGCCATCTGAGCCATGGTTAGGGCGCCCCCAAGGGGGTCCCGCAGCCGCGGCACTAGAAGCAGATCGGCGTGAGCACTCGCGTGCTCGTACTCAGCCGCAGTCATGTGCAGGTCAGCATTGAACACGAGATCCATGAAGTTACCCAGAAACTTGGGAACTCCACCACCGATCTTCAGGGTATCGATAGGAAAC